GTCGTTGGCGTATAAGTTCCGCCGGTTTTAAAAACTTGGACATTGAGTAAACCTGTATTACCTCCACTCGCTGCAATCGTGATAGAACCTGTGCCGTTCGTGATGGAAATACCACTCCCCGCCGTTAGGGTTGCAGCCGTTGGCGTCCCACTCGTGTTACCGATGATAAGTTGTCCATTGGTCATTGCTGCCCATGCGACAACGCCCGAAGAACTTGTAACAAGGCTTGCTGAATCGGTTGGGTTTAATGCAAGAAAGGTTGCAACGCCTGTTCCTAATCCCGATACGCCGGTACTAATAGGCAAACCCGTACAGCTTGTCAATGTACCGCTCGAGGGGGTGCCAAGAGCGGGTGTAGTTAAACTGGCGGAAGTAGAACCTACAAATTCCGCTGTTCCGGTTTGACTTGAAAGACTGGTATTGACTGCATTATTGGTTGCCATATCTCATCCTCTACTAATTATAAGTAATATTACCTTGTGGGCCACCTAATACTGTCCAGGTCGTATTCGCTACCACACACAAAAGTGTTAAAGAATCGTACTGATTAGTGGATGCCAAATAACCACCTGTACCTGTAGTTGTAACGGATGAACCGATATGAATTAATTGCGATGCATTTTGAGCAATTTGCCATCCACCGGCACCCAAACCTTGCATCTGAATAATCGAACCTACCGCGGCCGTTGAAGGAAGCGTTAAGGTTACAAGGCCAGCATTGTTGCTGATGTAGCCTGAGTTAACCGCCATTGCTTGTGTGGTTCCTGTAACGACTGTCCAGTTATTAGCAACATCGGTGGTTGCAATCGTGATAGAACCTGTGCCGTTCGTGATGGAAATACCACTCCCCGCCGTTAATGTTGCAGCGGTTGGTGTCCCGCTCGTGTTACCGATGATAAGTTGCCCATTGGTCATTGCTGCCCATGCGATAACACCGGAAGAATTCGTAACCAATGAGGCCGATGCTGTTGTATTGGCAGCAAGAAATGCTTCAATACCAGTTCCTAACCCAGAAACGCCGGTACTAATAGGCAATCCTGTGCAATTGGTAAGTGTGCCACTGGTTGGTGTTCCTAAAAGAGGCGTCACAAGCGTTGGACTGGTAGATCCTACAAAATTTCCGGCGCCTGTTTGTCCGCTTAAGCTGGTATTAACTGAATTATTAGTTGCCATGTTATCTCCTTATGTGACCGTAATATTCCCTTGAGGTGCAACGACCAGATGCCATTCGGTATTTAAAACCGTACACACCATATAAAGCGCATCGTTTTCATTCGTTGCTGCTAATGAACCGCCAGAACTTGTGGTCTGCGATCCTAAAACAATGGTTTGTCCTACACCACATTGAATAAGCCAACCACCGGCACCTTTTCCAACCACGTTAATTTCATCTCCGACTGCGCTTGCAGCGGGTAACGATAATGTGACTAAACTTGCATTATTAGCAATATAGCCATTATTAGATGCCATCACTTGTGTGGTTCCTGTTACGACATTCCAGGTAAAAGCAGCCGTTCCTGTCGCTGCAATCGTAATACTTGCCGCACCATTGGTAATAGAAATATTGGTACCGGCTGTAATCGTTGCCGCCGTTGGCGTTGCTCCCGTAGATCCTATAATAATTTCACCGTTGGTCATGGAACTACTAAAGCCAGGAACGCCAGATGAGTTTGTGACTAAGGTTGCGCTTGCTGTTCCGGCAGCAATACCTGTGCTTAAAGGAAGTCCGGTACAATTGGTTAGAATACCGCTCGCAGGTGTTCCTAATAAAGGTGCTGTAAAAATAGGCGCATCAAACGTGGGAGAACTCGTGGTATCGATGTCTTGCGGAAGTGTTAGTGTGACGTCACCTGTTTCGGGCGTTCCGCTAGTACCATTTGCAAACACTTGATGCGCCGTTCCGATAATCGCCGTAGTTACACTTGCTGATGTAAAACTAAGTTGTCCTGAACCATTCGTATAAAGAAAAGTATTGGGTGCACCGTCAGAAGTTGGCCAGCGTAAATGATCAAATACCAATGCGCCGGATCCGATGGGTGTAATATCAATATCAATATTGGAATCACTACCGCCAGCCGTGATTAAAACGCCCGTTCCGGTGGATGAATTGGAAAAAAGCGGATAATTAACGGCTAATGCACCCACGGTCTCATAACGAAACAGATAATTGCCGCTACTATCTTTTATACCGGTTCCCGGAAAATCAAATTGAAAGTTTTCAGTGGGAGCACTCGGACGCAAACCGACGGGAATATCGCCAATTTGCATTTCACCGCCGACGGTAAATTGCGAAAATTTTACTTCCATCCTTGGACTCCTTTAAATGAGTTATCCCTTAATTAAGTGTTTCAATTGCATATAATGTCACACTGATATCGGTCGTTGCTGTTGCCGTAAAAAAATGTAATACATCACCTGCTTTGACTTCTCGGATTAATGTACCATTAATCAATTCACTGGTAGTTGCAGCAAACGTATCGCCAGCAGGAACAGCAGCCGTTTGATTTAATGCAACCCATACTTCGGCGGTATATTTTACTTTCATTAAGGCTTTAAATCGTGGTGCACTGCCAGGAATGGTTAAAGTAGTATCGGTCGTTGCAGCAAGCGTTGAACTGTAAAATAAATTACTGAAATTTAAACCAGTATCATCAATAGGTTGTTGTGCAATGTAATAAGGGGTTTTCATAAATAATCCTTTATAAATAGTTAAACAATGCCAAGGCGTGCATCGGCAACATAATGAAGGCTTGCAAATACATATGCTGTTGAACTCGATACACGAGTGCCTGATGCAATTACCGCAGTCGTACTAACAGGTTGAAGCGCAAAGCCGGTATTACCGCTATTTGATACAGTCCAATTACCAGAAACAGCCACATCACCCGTTGACATCGTATGGTCTTGCCAATAAATAAGCGTAATATCAGCGCTCGTCCCAGCTGTTGAATAAAAAGAGGGCGTTACGGGCAAACGCTTTGTTACGCTATATCGAGCCGGAACATATAATGCTGATGCAAGAATAGTACCAGAACCTAATGCTGCTGATTGTGGCGCAATAACAGAACCGTCTGTGGATACAGCAGCAGGATAGACACCTGTATCGTAACTGGTTTCATAATAATACTGACATTCACGTCGAACTTCATCAAGACTTTGAGGTGCTGGACGTGTGGGAATATCGCTGGGCGTTACGGAAATAGAATTAACGGTAAGGGTTGTCCCGGTATCGATATAAGCAAACGTTACAACAATTGCAAAATATTGTGTATCACTGATTTGTGTATTATCGATAATTTCCCATCCGGTAAATCCCATATCATTGGTAAAATTAGGAATGGAAGAATCAGCAGAGACATAGGGTAAAACCGCAGAAGGCGTGGGTAATCCACTTCTTGGAATGATGGTCCATCCAGCAGCCGTTAATGTTAAGACACCACTGGTATCGACGGTTCCAATAGTCGTTGCAAGCGTTGGAATGGTAGAAGTAGAAGGCGCTCTACATAAATAAGTCTGCATGGTGACATTGCTAGAATTACTCGTCATATAACCAAATACATTGACGGAAAGTCGTGTACCCAACATTTTTTGTGCTTGTGCGCCCGATAAATATTGAAGGATATAAAAAGAATCATTTGTGCCAGCTGTGGTAAATCCTAAACCATTGGTTACGGCATCAGGAGCAAATGCAACATTTCCACTAGAACCTGCAACGCCAATTGTTTGATCACAAATATAAGCAGCGGTTGTCGTAAGATTTCCAGAAGCTGCGAATTGAAAAGGATTTAAAGGAAAATCCCATGCTGTTAAAAAACTCGGAACCGGCCGTGTATTTAAACGCGGGATATAATAATCTCCCATGAGCGCCTGTTCGCGATTAGAAGAATTGAGCTCATAAGGAATTAAATCTGCCCCTTCTTCATTTAAGGTGGGCACGACTTGAATGCTACTAATTCTAATATGTGACGATGGTAAAAAAGATATATAAATATCAATGTATGCCGAAAATCCCTCATCTGTATTCGTAGAAATAGGAATAGGATCCGTGGTTGCCCCTATGAGTGCCTGATAGCCTGAATTATCAAAGGAAGCATCCATAATCGAAATAGGTGGACCCCCCGTCGATTCTTGATAAAACATTTGAATGCCAGTCGTGCCAGAGTTTTCATTAATCGCAATTAATGCGCCTGAGAGAAAGATAGATTGTGTTGCGGTACTCGCCCAGAGCCCTGAATTGTTATAAAACCGTTGTCTCAAATAACAAGCTGTGATGCCGGAAGAAAGGTTGACATCTAAGACATAGGGAGGACTCGTGACAATCTGTGCATTTCCTTCAATCGGTATTTGTTGAACTATCACGGTTCCTGTACCGCTTATGACAAAATCCCAATTTGGCGCAAATTCAAAGTCCTGGTTAGTAGCAGAACTTACGGTATAAGTAGTTGTCTGATTTTGATTAATGAAAACTTGTGTAAATTGTGAATTTGATATCTGATTTTGAATTGAAAAATCATTTTGTGTGGGTGATGTACTTGACGTTAAATTAGGCCATGCTTCGCGGGTAAATTGGACAACACCATTACTATCCTCACAGACCACATAATAAAGGTCTAAATTCCCCTCATCATCATAAGGATAATAATAGATGACGATATTATCACCTCCATTATCCATGGGTGTGCCAACTGAGCTCAATACCACGGGATTTGGAAGTGCTACATACGAATAATCAGGCGGAGCGCCCGTTAGTTCATAGACCGTTTTAGGCGTATTTCGGGCGACATCTCGATAAAAACTTAAAGTACCTCCTGCTAAAGGAAGTCCACTATCCTTATCAACAAAATAGCCTTCTAAGTCAGAGGTTACAAAATAGAGTGGGTTTAGTCCCATGGTTCAATCCTTTGATAAATAATGTATAATCAGCCTATGATTTACGCTTTAATACTACTCGCGGTTGTTATATTTTTAATTAACGCCCACGAAAATATATATTAAGTAATTGCTTGTGCACCTACTTTTCCAAGTAAATTATGAAAGGCCGCTAGCAATTTGTCTTTCTTTGTTACTTCTTTTAATTTATTCAATTCTTTGGCCCAATACGGATTAGTAATTAATTCAACAGCTGATTTATCATATTTGCCGCCAGACAATAATTCTTGTAAATAACGCATGGCCGTTTGCGTACTACTCCGAGATTCTGACATACTTCCGCGCGCCAATGCCTCTGCCGTTTTGGCAGTCGGAATATTAATTAATCGCCCGAATATTAATTTCATATCCTCTAATTGTTGTTGCGCATTTTTCATACTTTCAATTTGTTCGGGGGTACTTGCTCTTTCTTCCAAACGTTTGAATCTATTTTGAAGATCAGCATAGTCTTTTTTATTTGATAAAAGCGTTTTAAAAAGATTCGTTCCGGTTTCATCTTTTTTATTAAATAATTTTTCAATCTCTTTACGAACGATGCCACGTTCTGCTAATTGGCGCGCTTCTTTATATTCAGGCGAAATAGTATCTAATCTTTCGAGTAAATTATTTTTTGTGTCTTTTATAATATCGGCTTCGCCCGTATCAACATTTCTCGCTTTCTTAATCATACCGTCCATCGCACGTTTTATTTGATTCATATATTCGATACTATTTTCAGGAACTCCTTTTAATTTTTCTTTATACGCTGATTTGCTCTCTACTATTTTTGATGCTCTTTTGAATATTTCATTTTCTTTTAATTCATTAAGCTCTTTTTGTGGAATTTCTACAGGCTTTGACTTTTCATAAAGTGCGCTTTTCCGTTCTTCTAATTTTTTCGGAAAAATATTGCCAAATAAATTTTCAATGGATTTTTCTTCACTTTCTGCACGTTCTTTTCCTTTTTCATAAAGTAGTCGCGCACCCTTTTCAGTTTTACCTAATGTTCCTTGTACACTACCCGTAAATGGATTTGTGGATGCTTCAGCGGGTGTAATATAGGTCAAACCTAAACGATTGGTTGCATCTACTGCTTCTTGATAAGGCGTACCTTCTACACCTTTTAATATATTTTCTCTTACTCTTCTTTGCGTATTTATTCCTTTTGCGCCTAAACTTCCTAATAATACAGCCGATAAATCCGCAACGGGTTCCGGTGCCCCTATTCCTTTCGCACCATAATAACCAAGTCCGCCTGCGCCTAATGCACTTAATACACGTGAGAAATTACGAATCGCTGGACTTCCGGATTTGATGCCTTGTGATACGGCAGAAAATGGACCCGCAATAGCAGCACCTTCCAGTGCCGTTCTTCCTGGGCTTTCAGGTGATTGACTACCCGCAAGAAGACCTTGAGGAATGGCATTCGCTAACGCTTTACTCAAATATTTGCCGCCGCGCATTGCACTGAATGCTTCTTCTAATATAGGAATTTCTGGTGCAAGCACAGCAGGCGCCATAGTTCCCGCAAATTGCGCGATTCTATCGGCTGTATTTTGTTGGCCTTGAGGGACGCCTAGCATTTCTGAAAAGTCAGAAGGTTCTTGTTTGGGAGCAGCATGTGGTAATCTTTTTTGTATTGCATCCGGTAATGCGCTTCCTAATTTTTCACCTAGAGCAGATGCAAGATTATTAACAGAAGCAGAACCACGTGAACCAAAATTTAAAAGTCCGATTAATGGATCTTGAACAGCATAACGAAAAGCTTCTTCGGTTTTACTTGAAGGCGGAAATTGTTTTTGCAAAACAGCTTCAATTTCAGCATTTGACATATCATCGGGAAAATTACCTATTTTTCCATTAGGAAGATTTATTTTTCTCGTCATTACTCGAGTCTCCCTGTTTTTCGATTAAAGTGCATTTCTCCGCTTGTAGATGTTTCTGTTGGTTTACTTGTCGTCGATGTGTCAGGTGGTATCGAAGCAGTCGATGCCCCTATACGTATTGATCGTTTTGCCTCTAATGTTTTATCTAATGCTTCTAATGTATATCTAAGAGTTTCTTGGCGCGCCACGTTCGACATGAAAGGCCAATTCGTTTTAATCTTAGTTTCCATATCTCCTAATATTTCACGTGTAATACTTGCAGTAGGCCTGCCACTATTGATGATGTTTTGATTTGTTGCCAAATCGGTTTGTAATTGTTGTGCAGCCGCCAATCGTCCTAATTTAATTTGATCGTCTTTCTTATTTGAAAAAGTAGCTGCAATTTGTGCCGGACTATGGCCAGCAATCGTATCTCCATAAGGCGCAAGCGCATCTCCCACATACTTCGTTAAAACAGACATTTCTTTTTCTGCTTGCATGCCTCGTATAACATTTGAAATAACATCAGCAGTGGATCCAGCTTTAGTCATTCTGTCTAATGAAGATAGCATAAGGGGATTTATATTTATCTTTGTACCATCTGGCAATGTTGTTTTACCTTCCATAACAGCATTTGCAGCCTCGAATGCTTGATCAGGCGTAAATGTAGGATTACTTTGTCCTGTTAACCGTTGAAAAAGAAATTGTTCTTTTCCGCCTGTTCCCAGGCCAGTTATTCCCAAATCTCTTTGCTTTGTTAGCGCCGATCGTTCATCTACAAGTGATTGAGAAAGTTTAGGATACCACGCATTTTCAAGCGCCGCTTTTTGCGCTTCAAATGGCGTCATCGTATTAATTTTATTGGTACTCGCTCGTTGAAAGGCGCGCTCTGCCTCTCTACTTAACTGTTCAGATTTAAACTTTTCAGGTTGTTCTTCTACTAAATATTGTTGAAGTGCATTAGCAAGTTGTTCTTTTTCCTTTTGTCTTGCTAATTGTGCTGGCAATTGGCCCGCTTTATAGCCGGTCGATAAGTTATCAACTAAGTCTTTAAAAAAAGGATTTCCTTGTGGTTCTATTTTAGAAAAATCAATCGGTTGAAATGGCATAATGATTCCTTAAATAAACCGGCTGAAAAGATTGCCGCCGACCGTTCCTGCATCTTTACCGGGTAAATCTAACCCAAAGATGCCACCTAATGCTTTTGTAAGACCCGACAAGAGATCGCTTCTACTTTTATTTTGATTTTCTTGGCCTTGAAAGGCAAGTCCTGCTTGCGTTCCTAATACATTGGATAAATCACTGGATAATCCTTGTGTTGCATTAAATCCGGTATCAAATGTATGTTGCAATCCTTGCTGTCCTTTTTCTTGAATTCCCAGTACGGTTTTTAACCACTCCTGCATATCAGCTCCTAATAAGCTATCGGTAAGCCGTGTTTGATTGGTGATGTCATTAATGCTTCCGCGCATGCCACCTGCCGCTGCACTATTTCCCGCCGCTCTTTGCGTTTCATCACGTGCTAATTGATAGGCACGTGAAGGTTGATATTTTTTTAATATACCTTCAAGAAAATCAGCAGGATGTTGTGTTTGTTCAGTAAAAGAGGGATTTAAATTGCCGTATGCTTCATTTCCTTTTTGGATATAAGGATCGTAATAACCCTTTTCCATGCCTGGAATTTGATTCAAATAAGGCATCGCCGCATCTGCAGGATTTTTACCACCACTAAAAAAATCAGATAACCAACTCATAACATCTCCTTATGTACTAGTGATGGTTTCAACAACGCCAGTGGCTGTCAAAACCTGTAATTTTGCAATATCGGTATTAAACCAGACAGTACCGAGTGCTGCCGTTGCAGCGATCGCTGTAATTTGTGCAGTCGTATATTGTGGAAATTGTATGCCATTATTAGTAATTAAACCATTGTCTATAGTGCTATTAACAATCGTATTTAATAAGATGATTGCAATATTTAATGCTTGAAATGTTTGATCATGAAAAAGATATGCATCGGAGGTTAAGTGTCCATCTTTTTCGGTAAAATCCATATCATAAAAAACCGGTAACATCTGAATCGTCATATAGTTATCTCCAATACGCCATCTTTTACGACAAATCGTTGAAAACCCCAAAAACGTAACTGAATTGCACATTCATTTGCCTGACCGATTCGATGCCATCGTATTTGATTTCGATAATTGCCCTGTGAATTTAAAACTCTTCCGACGACATTACTAAATGACTCATTTCCATTTTTAGAAAAGGACAGATCTACACGGGGAATATCAAAAATCGATGTGCAATAACCACTTTCCGTCAAAATTTGATAGCCCATTTCTGTAATAATCGGAAATTGACCCGTTTCAGTAATTAAGGTTCCAAAACATTCGGGTTCCGTGTATGGCATCAAATAGTAATTATTGACGCCTTGTTCAATCCAAAAGGTAAAACGATTGATGCGAAATCGTGATGAATCTTCGCGACGGATAGATTTACAAATGCGTATTCTGGGAATGACATCACCCATGGTATTGGGATCAAGACTGTAATTATAGGTAATAAAGTCGGTACCCAATTGATAAAGATTGGCATCATTTAATGAGATAAAGTAACTTGCGCCATTAAAAAATACCACTTGTCGTGCTGGATGAAAATTTAAATCTTGATCGGATGCATGGTAAAAACGGTCGTTATTGAAATCATAAAATAATGTGAGATTGTCATTCGGATTAAAAAATGTTACTTGATAAAACAAATGGCCATCTTGTCGAAATAAAAAAGCCGTTGATTGATCAGGACGTGTAATGCTTTCTAACAAATTATCGATACCGTCGGTTGAAATACGTTTAACCGAAGTGCCATTCATTACCATCATAGTTGCTGAATTATTCTCATTTTGTGATAACCAGCAGATAAATTCATCATTAGCGGCAATCGTTGAAATGGAGATGCACCCATTATCAATATTAAATGATTGCACACGCCGATAGTTTTCAAGATCCCCTATTTGTGTCCACATCTCACAAACAGTCGTTCCCATAACCAATACGTTATTTCCTTTTCCAGGAACACGCTTTACAGCAATCGCACTATCGGGTTTAGTCTGAAGACTAAATTGTGTATTTAGTTGAATAGTTGTAGCGGTATCAAATTCAAAGGCATACCAATTTTGTGAATTGTCACTGACGGTAGAAGAAGCAATTAAGAAAAAGGTATTGTGATAACACACATAACTCGGAATGATGGGATTGCCTAAAAACATCAAGGTTTGTTCCGTCAATGTATTATTCGTGTAGTTATAGATATAGGCATTTTGACCATCGACTAAACAAATCTGACTCGATAAGTTTTCATCAATAAAGACCTCACCGGTACTTGTATTTAACGTACCTACAAATTGGGGTGATAAATTCGCTGCTAATTTATAAACCGTACTGGATATCACGGCGATTAAAAATTGACCTCTTACGGAATGATAAAGCGCGCGTCCTTCCCCACTTGGCAAAATCTCGGCAACATTTTGAAAACCTGGATAGTTCACCATCCAATCATCGGAGATAAACATATTGTAGGTTTTTTCTAATGAAATCTTTGGATAACGCCCAAAGGTCGAACTTCCGACAACATTAACCGGTACTTGTGTCTGTTCACCCGATTGCATGATTCCTTCCTTAATTGGGTTTAACCCATCCATGACCTAGATTAATGAAGGCATAATTAAAGTTGCCGCGTTTTTGCAGGGAAGATGTTTTCATGATACGTAAATCAAGAACGCGTGAATTTTTATTGATAAAGGCTTCGTATTTACCTAATTGCTTCATAACCCCAGGCGGCGTTACAAAATTGTATTCAGCACAAATACGATCTGCGAGCGCATAACGTAAATAGGTGATGTAAAAATCATCGAGTGTTAAGGTTAAATCCTGACCTAATGCAACCGGAGGCGGTAAGAAAATACCGTGTATTTCAAAAGGATAATTTTGATCAGGAAAGAAATAGATATAAAGATTTCCACCTCCAAACTGGCGTTCAAAATACCATTCAAACGGGAGGGTTTGGATATTTTCAACGCGGCTAGTTCCAAAATATGCATTGCGTTTTTCATATTTCATCGCGTAGCGCACCTCATCTAAATAAAAGACGAGCGTATCTATCTGAATTAAATTCGGGATGTAATAGATTTGTTGGCCGATGATGAAATTTGAATTGTAAGTCGTTTCATAAGGAATCATTCCTTCATCGACGCTTTTCTCCAAAATGATATTATTAAGCCATCCCAGACCATCGCCAATTTGAGGACTATCAACGGTTTCAAATTCACGTGAGACTACGCCAGAGGCATAATAAGCACCTGAGATTAATTGATTGGTGGTATAAGCCATAACAGGCCTCCATGCCTAAATAAAGCCCCCAGTAAAGGGGGCTTATCTATTACAGATAGTCGTTAAAGCCTGCTGTCAACAATGTCAATGAATCACTACCCGACGTAACTTTATATTGAATGGTAGGTACGCCCGCATCTAACTCACAAGGCACAGTCGCCATTCCCTGCTGAGCGGCTGCTGCCCCATAACCAAACACCACAATACCGTTGGTTGCTGTTGAACCATAAGGTAAAAATGATGCGATATCGGTAGCACTATTGGCAGTGTAATCCACTTTAAAGATGACTTGGGTTGCAATCGGCGGCACAGATGTTGAAAGATTAATGGCTGCATAAGTCGTTGAAGTGCCTGCAGAAAGTGCACTAATACCGACATCATAGTAGTATATTCTTCCGCTTCCGCTTCCAAATTGCCAAAACTGCAATATGTCTGCGGAACTGTCCGTTAATACCCAACCCACTCGTCGATACATGTCATAACCAAAAGGCAATGCAGGTGTAGTTGCATTTAATGACAATAAACCAGCCGGTGTTTGATAGTCAGTAGAATCACCGATTACATAGACAGCATAAAAACTGCTGTCTGCAAGAACAGCGACGTCTACACCATTAGCACCCACAAAAGCACCATTGATAGCAACGGGTGATAATACGGGTTGAGAAGCGGTTGGCCCTAAAATAATATCATTCGTATTCGTAGAATCTCGGGAGGCGCCTAATTGCATGGTCACAACTTTAGCAGCCGTCTTTGAAATCCCAAGACCATTTACATATAAAAGTCCTGCATTAACAATAGGATAATTTGGCATAAGTTAACTCCATTAAGAGAAATTGATTTTTCATTTCATTACATAGGTAATGCGATCATCATGGAATATTCATCCACGAGTGTGCTTCCCCAAATAATGTCATGTACCATTCCGCGTTGGTTTTGACCAAAGAGCGAGCCGAAATACTGACGAAGCGATGCACCACTATTCGGATCCTGTGCGACGGATGTTGGATATGGCACTTCTTCCGGCAATTTTGGCATTGCAAGGTATAAGGGATTACCGGCCGTCATTAAACCACATCGGTGAGTCGGTAATACCGTTACTTGCATACCTGCAACAATTGGACTCGTAATATTTTGATCTTGGCCTGCGGCTGCTTGAAGGGCCGGATAGATATTTACAGTGACTTGACTACCCCCTGTGCTTGCTGCATTGGCGGTTGCTCTGAATTGAACCGGTGATTGTGTAGGTTGATGGCCAATAAAGGTTAAGAAACGTAAATTTGGCTGACCCGCTACGCCATCACTAAACTGGAACTTATCATAAGTCATGATGGAATTTGGATCATCGGCAGCAGCAGTTCCACTGAACGTGATTTGAATCACACCACCTTCCGAGTTAGTAACCGTACTCACCACAGTTAATACGCTGCCGTCATTTCCTTCTGTGCCTGCCGTATGGGTTTTCAATAAGTTGGATTGATACCAATCGCAATTTGAAAACTTACCAATTTCCCAACTCATCATTTCCCGATTATTTTTTTCAATCGTGAATTGATTTAATCCACTATTGATAATTCCTGGGAATGTGATATCGGATAAATAACCTTTGGTATTGTCTTTTGCCGCACCGAAGTTACGGAAAAATGCCAATGCATTTCCTAATTGAAGGTAAGAACTGATGTTTGTTACACCATCTCCGTAGAAACGGAACGTATTGGTTTCTGCGAGTGCAGATACGTTTGCTTCTACTTTGGTTCCAATTTCAGCAATCGCGGATTTACCGAATACTTCCATGTAATCACGGACGTTGAAGATAAATTGTTGTGCAGTGAATTCATATGCAGTCGATGCTTGTTGAGAAACCGTTAATTGTTGAACACGCTGAACCGCAGATTGGAACGATACGACAAGACTGTCGGTCGTTGTAAACCGTGGTGGCAAGTCAAAACTTACTGTATCCATTCATATTCAATTAAGGGCGTTACTCTTAATCCGCCTTTCGGCAGCTACCAATCACTTGGCAGATTAGACTATATCTTCACCCCTATTGGGGGCTGTGCGCTTCCACTCACTTGAGTGTACGAGCTTTCGCTCTAGTCGTTGCACCTTCCTCTTTCGAGGCTCGGCTCAGGATTGTCTACTTGAGAGTTCCCCTGAATTCACACAGTAACTACCAGCAATTACTCACTGGCGAGGCTGACAGTTAACCTAAGTTCTTCGGGATATCATCATTGAATCTCTGAAACTTTTTATTGGAAGTACTGATGAATGCAAATGTATTTAAAAGTAACGCAAGGTTAGACCTATTATAGGTAACAACTTGCTGCAATATATTGACTGGTGCCATTGCAAAACTCCTTTTTTGAAAGAAATGTTTTGCAACGACAAATTGAATTTATTAGAAGATATTAAGGCTCATCCTCTAAGCCAGGGCTGATTACGCAAATCCTGTATACTCAGTTTGTCGTTGCTTCCCGAAATTCTGGAAGACGACAAACGGTCGAGAGGATCGGCGACCTGATTAGAGTTTTCCTCGGCTTGCGCTTGGCGGTTTTCTGCAATTGAGCGAGAAACCTTTAATAATTCCGAATGCGCTTGTTTTGGAGCTCTTTCAGCGAGCCTATCAAGTCCTGCGAGCTTCATAGGATTTTTAGCCAATTCATAGATGACATCAGCTGCATTATCAATTCCCGCTACTAGATAAGTAAGCTGTGGAAATGCAGTCGGATCAAAATCTTTGGTTATTTCCTCGAAGTCTTCGTAAGTATTTTTACCCTGTTCCATTTTAGAAAGATACGAATTGGCAACACGATCCATTTCACTTTTGATTTGGCGTTGTTGCATCTCTTCATTGAATCTTTCTTGAACTTGCTGGTAGATAGCATTGGCATCTAATTCACGTGGAACGTTTTCATTTCGTTGTGATTGTTGTGCCTGAAGGGCTTCTAAATCCCTTTGATATTTCTCTTCCAGCTCACGCTTGGTTGCTTGGGCCACATCATACTTAGCTTTTTTAACAATCTTATCGACATGCGATTGCGGAAGCATTCTTTCAGGCTCTTGTGCAATAGGTGCTGTGTCTATAGGAGTGTCAGCGACTTGATTCTCTTCCATGTGTAACCTTCCATTGGTTTGTCACGATTAGCCCGCGTGGCTTCGGTAGATCCCTCTTTTACGATGGAGTATCGCTCAGTTCGCCGCATGAGTGCGTGTGGCCCAAGAGAATGCTTGGTCATTACCAAATAGTATATGACTTTTTTAAAAGTTCGCAACTATCGTTTCTTTTTTTTCTTTTCCATCATTCCTTTTTTTTCATCCATTCTTTTTTCTTTCTTCATTTTCTCTTCGTGATGTTTCATCTTTTCTTTATGCATTTCTCTTTTCATGGGTTTATCTCCTTTTTTTTCTCGTGCTTGTGAATAGGCAATAGCAACTGCCTGTTTTTGTGGTTTACCTGCTTGGACTTCTCTTCTTATATTTTCTGAAAAACCTTGACGGGTTTTAGCAGCTTTTCCTTTCACTAATGGCATAATAAATTTCCTTATCGTTTTCGCATACCTTTAAACGTCTCTGCTAAAATCGCTTGCTTTCTCGTTCTTGGATTTTTGCTTTTTTCTGCTTTTTCAAGTTTTGCTTCAGGAATATTCTTTCCTTTTTTAATGTGTAATTTTTCACGAAGCGCACCTTTTTTGATAGCGGCACCCTGGATCCATTTTTTATTTTCCTTCATGAGCTCCTCCTTGATTTAATTCATTTAAATGACTACTAATATTAATCGCGGACTCTACCGCAGTTCTACTATTTTCTGCATCCACTTCTGCAAGTTTTACTTCATTTTCTACATTTTGATTCTGAATCTTCGCCATAAGCTCAACAAATTTAGTTTGTGAATCACGCTCTTTAATTGCAACATTGGCAGCATCTAACTTCGCTCTTTCTTCAATGGCCATCATCTCCAATTGTGTTTGTGTGGGCGTTTGCAATTCTTTTTGTGCTTGTTGCATTTGCATTTGTTGCATTTTAGATTGTGCTTGTGCTTGTTGCATTTGCATTTGCTGTTGGGCTTTTTGCATTTGCGCTTGTTCTTTTTCGTATTCGATTGCTTTCTCTTTTAAGGAATCAATGCCGCGTATTTCGATATTATCCAATAGGGTTTGTAATCCTTTTTGGCTAAAGAATTGGGCAAAATTGGGCATTGATTGACTTAAACTTACAATCGTTTGCAAAGCAATTTCCTTTTGCATCGCAAAGTTAACCCCGACTTCGACTTTGACTTGTAGGTGATTCGGGTCATAGTTCATATAAAGAGATCCTTTTTTATTGATCTCAAAATATTCACGTTTCCCATCCGGTAAAAGAATCGGAAGACTGCGTGGTGTTCGATAATAACGCGGCATCATATCCATGTAGATATGTGCAATTCGACTTAATCCTTTAATCAATCCAACAATATAAGGCATCGATGCGTTGTTGCTTTGTATGGCACTTCTTGCAAATGCAATCCCTGACATCTGACTATTATTTTGACCGGCTGCACCGTCATAACTTCCTAAAATGATTTGGGTCATTTCATCCGACATCCTGAACGTTTCGGCAATTTGAGGTGGTATAGGGGTTCTTACGACTTCACGCGGAGGCGGCAATGTGACATCCGGATTTCGTGTATCCAAAAAGTGATTGTAGATGAGTGTATCTGCTTTTTGCACATTCTGATAAGCGGTTTGATAATCAGCCGGAATAGATTCTAAAGCTACAATAAATTTATGTTGAATGGTGTTTTCAAGTTCATTGCCAAGCGATTGGCCCGCTAAATTCTTAAGACGTTGAATACCCATCGCATGAAAGACATAAGGCCGTGTCATTTGCACATAGGCCGCTCCATCTCGAAGATTGACACTATTTCCATCGATAAAGACTAACGGCAGATATTTGTAATCCGTCTCGCATACATCTAATAATGCGGACTCACAAAATCGATACCGCACAATTTTTTCAATAATCGTTTTTCTTTTTTTAACAATGACGGGGGGTTGTTCAATGATACCTTGCTCTTCCCACTGCTCTAGGAATTTCTCATATTCTTTTTCAAGAACGGAGTGGCCATTTGATAATTTAACAATCGTTTCTTTCTTAAATTGTTTTTCGTAATAGTCACAAACTAAAACAATTTCTTCTTGTTCATTCTGAAAAGACCAATCAAAACCGGATAATGAACGGGTAAATTGCATCTCTTCTGCGATTTTAATACCAAACGTATTTTCAAAAGATTCTTTGGTCATAGGATAAAGTTCGGCACAAAACCGACCATCTCCTTTATGTGAATCACGGGCGAGTGGATCAAAAACACACAGGGTTGGATCAAAGACGCGTTCAATACAGATGTTTTGCTCAAAGCTCTTTTCATTGATGTAATCGGTATAAATTTTAACGACCGAAAAGCCACCCGCTAATAAATCCGAATAGGCATTATATTGAAGCATGTCATTTTCACCATCAAAGAAAACGGCACGAAGATGGGCTTCAACCACTTCTAAAGTGGCAATAAATTGTTTATCGAGCATGGAAAGCGGCACACCATCAGCGGCCCGAACCGTTAATGCTGGCTGTTGTTTGGCAAATTCGCCGCGAAGGCGCGAGATATACGCTTCTAAGATATTAAATTCGATGGTAGGTACGCCCCTGTCTGCAAGGGTCGCATTTTCAGTATCATCCAAAGAGGTTTTAAAGACAAACCGCGTGAACATTTCATAACGGGTTATATTGTCTGCAAAATAAAGGTGAGCTTCTTCGACCGATTTTTTAAGTAATTCTAATCTATCGGTATGTTTTTTCGCGATATCCGGCATTTCTCATCATCCCTGACCTAATGCGTCGTTGTAATTGTTGATTCATATTCTTAAGAATCTCTTTATGCTCATCTTCCCTGATGGCATTAGAATATATCGTTTTTTCAATTAAAGCGATACGAATAGCATCCGATAGCGTATCTGCAATATCATCATGACGATGGGTATTGTTAGCCGTAATTTTACTCATGTGTGCAATGCAATTATCTTTGTGCTTGGCATGATAGGAAAAGGAAATTTTCTTAGAAGCAACAAAAGGCTGCATATCCAAGAATCGTTGTGTTTTAGAGCCGGATGCAATCGTGCGCTCTATTTGTCTTACCTGCATCCCTCGTAATTCTTGAAGAATACTCAATAGAGTAACACCGGTTGATTTCTTTTCAATGGCAGCAATCAAAGGGGGAACAGGATAACGCACACAATTGGTATAAAAGTCCATAAATGCATCTTTTAAATCCTTGGGTTCTATCCGCATTTCCATACAATCAATCCAATGCAAACCCATTTGGCCTGTTTTGCGTCCCATCGTTTCAATCTCATAAACACCCCAAAAACTAAGTACTGTCGCATCATTCCAAGATTTATCCGTTTCGGCCGTATCAGCCGTAATAAAAGTGACAAAGCAGTTGGGTTCTTCATCTAATGTGACAAACCATTCGGGTCTAAATAAGCCGCCTCCTGCTGGTAATGGATCTTGTTGGTATTGGCTTGCAAAAACATACGGAGATTTTTCTTGGAGGGTTAATAACTTTTCTTTTGGCATCATTTCGGGATAAAGCGCGTTCCCTGCACTATCTAATCCCTTTAAAATTGTCGTATGCCAATCATCCACATCTTTACCGCTCGTGAAAAAATCAGTTAGATCTGCTTCATGGACGCGTTGCCCTATATAAATGATAGGAACATTGACGCCTCTACAGCGTTGACGGATGGTTTCATCATAATTATTAATAACGCCTTGACGTACTGCATCGCTATGGGCTTCGTCCGGTTTATGCGCATCATCAATAATGACAGCGCCTGTAAAGCGCGAAAGTCCAGGGAGTCCTCCATCTTGACCCGTGATGGCGCCTTGGGAACCAAATGCTTTAATCGAACCACCGGCGGTTGTTCTAAAAGAATCTTTGGCGCGGCTATCCGAATCAATCTCAATATCAAAGAGATAACAATACATTTTGCTTGAAACAATCGAACGAATAAAAGCCGTATGTTTGGCTGCTAATTCATGCGAATAGGAAATATATAGATAATTAGAATCAGGATAGCTTGCCAAACTCCAGGCAGCCCACATACTCACTAATGTTGATTTACCACAGCCTGGTGGCAAATTGATAATTTCTCGTAGGATTTCAAGGCGCATCACCGACGTTAAGGTTTTACAACAGCTAATGTGATGGGATTCCCTTCCCACCGGCTGTGAAATAATAAACTCACGTCCTGTAATGTACTTGAAAAAATAACGCGTAAACTCCAGTAATGAGCCTCGAAGTTTGGAGGCTTCTTCTTCCTTTTCATGATCGATGATGCCCGAAATCCATTTCGACATATTTTTAACTTATTGTTAACTTATTGTTAACTTAAGGGAAATTGAGAGTGATCTACAAATCGATTATAACCGAAATCCCTTTCGACATAATATTTTAACTCATAGCAAGTTTCGGAGTAGAAACAGGATCCATGGAAATAATCTGAGAAGGAATAGGTCCATTTTTTTCGATCTCACTTCCACTTAATCCATTATGAAGACGCAATATATATTCTACATCGGAATGCCCATTTTTCTTGGCATGATCTAACGCTGTCCATCCATTACGGTCGTATAGATTTGTATGTGCGCCCGTCTTTAATAAAACAGAAACACATTTTAAATGGCCTCTTGCAGCAGCTAATATTAAGGGAGTTTTCTCAAAGAATCCTTTTACAATTGCACATAGAGAATCTGGCATGCCTCTGCCATTTACATCTACTCTCTTTGATTTAATGGTTTCTTCCAGCGCTCCTGCATGCCCCTCATGAGCCAACCATTTTATCTCTTCTTGATTCTTTTTATGTTGCCGACATGGCATCCCATAAAATAATGTATCCAATGTGCCACTAAAAGGATTCCAAAAATTGGTTCCCAAATCTCGTCGAGTTACAGGAACTGATGTGGAGTCGGAATATCTTTCTATTTCGTCCTCTTGAATTTTATCCCCAGTATTAATTACAAGCACAGGACATGAAACATCATTACGGGGACATGATAATTCTTCCTCTAGCATCCGCATTATTTCGGCCTGATCTTCTTTTCCTTTTAGCATTTTATTGTCTTCTCGTAACTGTCTATTTTCTTCTAGTAACTGTCTATTTTCTTCTAATAACTGTCTATTCTCTTCTCGCAGCTGTTTATTCTCTTCTCGCAGCTGTTTATTTTCTTCTCGTAGCTGTTTATTTTCTTCTCGTAGCTGTTTATTGTCTTCCATGACTAAATTTAATTTTTCATTTAACTCATCAATGACACGATTTTTTTCTTTAATGGTAATGCTTTGAATTTCTACCTGTTGTTTTAAATATTTGATGTCGCGTGCCTGGTCATCAATTTTAGTAAGCGCCGTTTGCAAAAGCTGTTCTAATCGATTGACTTGATTTTCTAATCGAATTATTTTTTGGTCGGATGTTTCAACAGATTTTGAAGAGGCATCCACAATTTCTTTATTGGTAATAGGTATGGTTGTTTCTTTCGTTTGCATAAAAGATTCTCCAGTAATTGATAAAAATAACATCGTAAAATATTCCAAGAGTGCATCGACTCTTTTGCTCAATTTATCTAATGAATTATTTATTTCTTTTAATTCGAATGGCCTTTTCATGATATTTTTTCCTTATATTTGTCCGTAGTAAAAGAAGTCGTGACTTTATCATAGATTCTTAAAAGATAATGATTTTAGAGGGTGATTATTACCTTCTTTGGTATTAAATTGCATAAAATTGAATATACAATATAATCATTGGCGAAGATGATGTACGAAAGGATTTAGAAGGACCGAATAAGGACAAAGACGAACCAGAAAAGGAAAGGGGTAGTTATGCCATTAAATCAAGCCTTACGCAAACAGAGTAATGTGTTGTGGTGCATTAGCATTATTCAAGATCAACGTCCCTTAGCACAAACCAAAGAAGAATTTTCCGAAATGTCGAAAGACATTCTCAATACCGATACTATCGAGTCTTTAACCCTATGTCCTGTTGAGCTTTTACAGCGTTTTCGCCTCATGATCCAACATGGCATTGGAGAAGAAGAGGCAATTCAAAATTGCCATCGGCTAAAAGAGCAATGGTATAGCGATAATCGCCAGGAAATAGAACGATTAGAAGGCGCCAAGAAGCTTAATCTATTAAATTGGCAAGAATTCTTATTATGGCCTGACCTTTCAAATACGCTCTATGATTTGGAGAAGTGGTATAAGGAAGATCGTGATTTTAGAAATCTAGTAGATGGGCGTGTTAAACAAGCGCGCGAAAGCATGGCGCCAGATTGCAAAATATCCAATCCTATCGAACAAACTGCCCTTTTAAAGCGCTATCTTTTTGAAGAGTGTGCGTTCCAAAAGTTTGCAGCAGGCAAAGGCTATAATTACGAAATCTATAAAACGCCCATGAATAAAGCCATGCGCAGAGTAAAGCATAATAGTGACTTTGTGCCTCCTGGCGTATTAGTAGAAGTCTATTTCACGCAATTTATGCCAGTACCTAAAAATGATTCACCACCTCGCGTGCATGAAGGACAAAACAATGGATTTTCACAGGTATTGAGTAAAAATCCCTTAAATGTTCCTGCTTTAAATGGAATTATAAAACCAAATTCGAAGCCTGAACATCAAAAATCTGCTGCACAAAAAGTATCGGAATTCATAGAAAAAACCGTTGAACTTATTCCTGAAGAACAACAAGCAAAAGCCATCGACCTATTAATTAAATTCGCAACCAAAGAAATTATACCACTGTGTTACTCACCGCAAATGAACGATTTAAAAAATATTTAATTTTAAGCAAAGGAGTCGCTATGATAGAAGAAGATTTACGGATGATCGCTAAAAATTCTGTAATTGATGAATTATTTAACCTGTTTTCTATCAACTTTTCTTGGTGTGACAAGAACGGTCACGTTTTGGGATGTAATAAAAGTACTTTTGATTTCTTTTATTATCATGTCGGATTAGAAGATGTCATAGGAAAACATGTGAGGGATATCGCATCGCCTGAAGCATGGGAAAACACTAAAAAAGTCATCAAAACTGGCATTCCTATGGCCGATGAAGAAATCCATACCGATGAAGACGGAACGAAAACCTATTTTGTCAGCATGAAAAGCCCTCTTAAAAACGATAAAAACGAAATTATCGGTATGGTTAATATTGCGCTAGATATTACAGACCGTAAGTTACTCGAGATGGAATGGAAAAAAGCCAAAGAAGAAGCAGAACTTAATAATAAGAATAAAACTGAATTCTTATCCAACATGCGACATGATCTAAGAACGCCCTTTAGCGGTATTTTAGGCATGTCTCAATTATTAGAATCACAAGAAGAAGACCCTGTTAAAAAAGAAAGTTTGGGCGATATCGTTGCTTCTTCAAAATCCTTATTAAATCATTTGAATGAAATTATGGAATTTGTCGAGGTAGAAAACGGAAAGATTCCACTCGTTGAGAAAGAATTCAATATTCACGAAGTGATAAAAGACGTCTTTTTGATGCTATTGCCAGCAGCAAAAGATAAAGAATTAGATTTTGAACTATGGGTCGATAAAGAATTACCAGAGTACCTTTTTGGGGATTCCATCCGTATTCAACGCATTTTAATGAACCTTATCACCAATGCAGTGAAATTTACGGAGAAAGGCTTTGTAAATGTGAAAGCCTATTGGAATAAAACTACCGATGAAAAAGGTATTTTACAAATTGTCGTCGAGGACAACGGGATTGGCATTCCTTCGGATAAAAGAGAGTTCATTTTTGAGAAATTCAGTCGATTAACCTCAGCTTACCATGGAGTTTATCCAGGAAAAGGCTTAGGACTTAACATCATGAAGCAATTCTTAGAAGAATTAAACGGACAATTTGAACTTGTAAGCGAAGTCGGAAAAGGTACTACATTCACCGTGCTCATTCCGCACAAAATTTCGTTATTCAAAATAATTAAACAAAGACATTTTAAACCCGATAGCGATAAAGTGTTATTAATCGAGGATTATCCGATTGTTTCCAAAATGTCCAAGAAGATAATGGAAAATACCAAATTTTCTAATTTTGAAGTGGATATTGCAGAAACAGGCCTCCAAGCATTAGAAATGATGGAAGGACAACACTATGATTTAATCCTCATGGATATTGGATTGCCTGACATTGATGGTTATGAATTAACCAGGCGCATTCGTGCACACAAAGACCCTTATATTGCAATAGTTCCTATTATCGCCTTAACGGCACATACCGGCATTGAGCAGAAATGTATTGATGTTGGCATTGATGACATTCTTACCAAACCTTTAACCGAAGAAATCATAAAATCCATTCAAGACTATTTATTATTAAGGAGATCGCATCATGCTAGTACTATCACGAAAGTTAAATGAACGGGTAATTATTGGGAATGACATCACGATAAGCGTGCTTGGAATTCACAGGTTTTATGTAAAATTGGGATTTGATGCACCTTCTGGTGTCAGTGTGCATCGTGAGGAAATCTATAAAAAAATCCCAAAAGTAGATGAAAGCAAGAAAACCCTTCACTTAGTGATGGATGGCCGTTAAAAAGGTTTTTTATTCTTTGCATCGAGTTCTGCTCGCAATGCCATCAACTCGATTTTAAGTTGTGCGTTTTCCTCGTTTTTTTGCTCAAGCAACGTACTATCTCCGTATTGCTTTGGCAATAACTTGGAAGCAAGCCACTTTCGAGCATCAATTTTAAGCCTAGCAACAGCGACATCTTCATAATTTGCAGAATTTGCAATTTTTATGCATTCTTCGGCCAATATATCGGCTTGTTTCATCTTGGCTCGCGCGTATTGCCTGTAAAATTCCTCGTTTTTAAGCATCCATCTTCGCACCGTAGTTTCATCTGGGAAATCATCATTTAGAATGCAGATTTGATCCAGACTCATCGTGGTAGTTGAGATGAGCTCGCAAATTTTATCAGTTTTTTCTTCGCTATAACTAGAAGGTCTCCCGACAGGGTTAGATTCTTTCTTCTTCTTCAGTGATTTTATGGGCATTTTTAGAATCCTTTCTCTTTAGTTTTTCTGAATTTAATTTTTTCGTTTCTGTTTTCTTTATTTCATTTAATTCTTTAAGTGTCTCTTCGATAGATTTTGTAACTCCTTTTCCAAGACACATGGGACAATCAACTTCAGGTGCGCCCATATTTATATAAGTATACCCATTATTTAATTTAAAGAGCTTTTTACGACCACAACAGCGTATACATCGAACAGTTCCATTTATCATCAATCTTTCCCTATATTTGTCATACTAAAATATTATTTACATAATAAAATTATGTGTTAAGATAGCAATAGTCGGTTAATTATACCGATTTTACGTAAACATACCTAGGAGAACGGAACAATGAAAATATCATTTAATGCTGAAGAATATGATAACGGTTTAGAAGTACTTCGTGATGAAGAAATAAAGGCATTAGAAGAATTAAACCACGCAACAAACGGGTTAGTCCAAGAATTTTTCATAACATTACTTAACCCTAAAAAACAAGGAGAACAAAATGAGCTATAAAGGCGCAATGGATGGATGGCATGGTGATGAATATGAATGCCAAGGAGATTGTGGAGTTTGTGAGTCATGCGAATTTGTCCAAGATATGAAAATGGATGATGACGATGACGATTGGTGGGATGAGTTATTTTAAGTCGGATGTGTTTCATGAAAGAGAGGGGAGAATTTGTCTCTCCCCTAATGCTCGCAATTATTACAAGTTATCATTGACGAATCATGATGGGAACAGCGGGAACTACGGGAACAAGTAACGCTAGCCACGCTTTTGGTGTTCCCTAAGTGTTCCCGCTTGTAATGCGGACGGGAACAGATTTGAAATTCACCACCGTATCACCATTTCAATTTTAAGACATCAAATCTCTTTATATTTAAATTCTATCCAGAACCCGCGCTCGAGGTATAACCAACTGTAGATCGTTTAAAATTGGTATCTAGATTTCGTTCTACGCATGTATTTTTAAGTAATCCCCATTCAAGTTTTATTTTTTCAATGCCATCCCTGCATTTTTTGCGCTCGGCTTCAAATTTTGCTTTCTGTTCGGCTGTTTTTTCCGGTTCTTTCTTGGAAATAAAGAAAGGTTGCCGGTTTACTGAGCTCCGAGGAGGGTCTTTATCCACAAATTTATACTTATCCACAGGTCTACGTATGGTATCTACGTGTATATTTTTATTAATAAAATTATTTATATATTTAGGATCGCCAATGATGACGGGGGGTGATATTCCTTTATTCATTGAGGGTTTTGAGTAACGAATAGGGGTTTTGTCGGGTAAACTGGATAACTTAAAATCCGGTCTATTTTTCTCTTCTTCCATCCATTCATGAGCTAGAAATTTGTAATGATTAACCCCACCATGCTTTACCAAATAGGTAATAATAAGTCCCACCGTTCGTAATTCTTTCAACGCTCGTTCGATGGTTCTGGATGATCGCTTCACTTCTCTAGCCAATTGATTGACAGAACGGTGAACAATTTCGCTGTTGTGACCCCACCGAAGTAGACGACCGTAAACCTTTTTTGCCGTCTCGCTCAACTCTGATTTTGGAATTTGAAGGAGCCAGTAAGGAATAATTATTTCCGAAAGAAAATTGAATTGATTTGGATGAATAAATTTTGTTGAAAAGCTTGATTTTTGGAGGACATTTGTAATATTATTCATTTGAATTTTACCTTAAGTTTTGTTGAAAAGCCTTTTGGGGAAATTTGAATTTTTCCTTAATTTTTGTTTGAAAAGCTGATTTTGGGGGAACATTTAACTTGGATAGGTTAACGTTTTACGTTAATCATTGGGCACGGATGCCCAACTTTATTATTTTCAAATTGATTATTTCGCACCTATTCCCCACTTTTTACCCGCTTTTTTCCCCAACTAAATAAAATTAATAATTAATCACACTGAGGGGTTGGAAAATAAGAAAGAATTCTTTACAATATTCTTAACTCATCAAGGTGCAATCTTGGTGCAGTTTCTTTAAATGGCCACTGCCAGCCTTGTTATTTCATTTTAATCATGAAGTAACAAGGTATATTCTAAAACCATTTTCTTTAAAAGATCAATAACCTAATCGACTGAACGCGACTTAAATTGTCCATTAGACAAAAAAGCAATGAAATCAGTTGTGATGGGAAAGCTTTTTTGAGGAAATAATAAATTAATCAATCCCTCTGTAACTTGGCATGATAATTTATCAATCATTTTCGGAGTTATCACTTGTCCTGAATATTCGACAAGATGTCCTTTTAAAATATGATAAATACAAACACTTGTCTCTAAAAAACTATCATCATTTATCACTTTATTCTCCTTTTCAATTAATTGAATCCATGAATTATTTTTTACTTTAATGCATCCTCCGCTTTTTTAACCTGTTGTTCCATCCTATAAAATGCTTTCTGTAATTCATCGGGAAACATTTTTAATTTCTTTGGGAATTTAGTGGCCATTCGCAATCCAATATACATCGACATCTTTTGTTCTATTTTATCCGGCGAATCAAATCCATATAAAATAGGTTGTATGTAAAAAATTAATAGATTTAAAAATGCTTTAATCTCTTTTATAGAATATTCATCTAAAAAACAATCGGTATATTTTTCAGAGAGTATTGACTTTGCTTTCTTTAATAATTTTTTATTCATTCTTCTTGCTTCTCCTTTTCTTTTTGCATAACGTCATTAATAATTTCATCAACAAAATTAGGTACCTTACTTAAAGCCCTCACGACGGCCATTGCTGCTACCAATGATTTGTTAGATTTTTCTGTATCTTTTGAATCAAGATTATTTGCTACCTCCTCTAAGTCATATATCATCATCTTAAAATATTTTTTTATGTCATTAAGCGCTTCTAGTTTTAGTTTTTCATCATTCATATTTATTTCCTTTAAAAAACAATAAGTATATTTCTCAGAGAGTATTTACTTTGCTTTCTTTAATAATTTTTTATTCATTCTTCTTGTTTCTCCTTTTCTTTTTGCATAACCTCATTAATAACTTCATCAATAAAATTAGGTACCTCAGTTAAAGCCCCCCCGATGGCCATTGCTGCTACCAATGCTTGTCTAAATTTTTCTTCATCTTTTGAATCAAGATCCTTTTCTATCTCATCTAAGTCATCTCTCAGCATCTTAAAATATTTTTTTATGTCATTAAGCGCTCGTAGTTTTAGTTTTTCATTATCCGATTTCATATTTATTTTTCCTTTTTAATGCATTGGATCGTTTAATTCTTTATTAAATTCTTCCCAAAGAAAATCAACTCTTGATTCTAAGCTACTGAAAACACTAGCCATTGAGGCACTCACAACAATTGCTTTTTTTGATATTTCTTCATCGTCTGAATCAAGATACTTTTCTACCTCGTTTGCGAAATTCTTTAAATCGGACAAAAATCCTTTTGATTTTTTAATCGCCGCAATTTTCAGTTCATTGGCATCCATAGTTATTTTTCCTTAGTGGAGGTTTCCATGTTTTTTTTTATATTGATCATAAAAATCCCTTGCGTATTCTGCATAATTTTCGCGGCCTATTTTATCAATCACTGTATTCACAATTTCTCTTGTTAATATAAGAGAAGCCTTTTGATTATGATCTAATGGATATTCAAATTCTTTCAATAAATAAATATTATAATTAAGCATTGAAAGCAAAATAGGCGTATGAAAATGAATATCCTCAATTAGATCTTCCACGTCTTCTTTTGAGGCAGTATCGAGATCAACATGTCTTTCTTTTAACATTATTTTTCCTCTTTAAATGTTTTCTCAAAAATCTTTGCCATACGTTTAAATTGGTCTTTTTGCGTCATAAATAGTGGTAACTTCTCTCGATGATCTCCATCGACTTTACATATTATCTTGGGTGGTTTCCCTTTTCGAAAGCGGATGGATTCAACCGTACACGAACCATGTTTTTTGTCATAACATTTAGGTAAATAATAATTCGTATCTTCAGTCCTTCGAGAGCAATCATCTATGGTTGCCTTTAATTTTCCTTTCGTAAAAAGTTCAATTTTTTTCTGTTGTTTTAGCGGAATATAACCTTTTGAACCCCATACGTAGAAGGCCGCTTTAGTGATATTTAATGATTCTGCGATTTTAGTGGCCGATCCAAAGAATTCATAAAGTTCATCGGTTGTCATCAGTTTACCCCCATAAATATTAATGTATCAATATATTGTTGACATACTAACAATTAATAGATAAAGTATCAACTTACTACGTAAACACGAAGCAACTTTTAAGGAAACATGATGATTACTACAGAACAGAAAGAACAACGTAAGTTAGGCCTTGGAGGCTCGGACATTCCTATTGTTTTAGGACTTTCAAGCTATAAAACGCCTTATCAACTCTATCTTGAAAAGAAAGAGACTTCGATAAGCGGTGACGAAATGTCACCGGTTCAATACTGGGGAAATCAATTAGAGCCCGTAATCCGCGAAGAATTCTCAAAACGAAATAATGTCACGATTGAACTCCCAGATACGTTAATCCATCCATTCCATAATTTTATGCGCGCTAATGTTGACGGATATATTAAAGAATGGGATGCGGTTCTTGAAGTCAAATGCGCAAATCAATTTATGGCCTATGAATGGGGAGAACCTGGTTGTCCAAGACATGAAGGGGGAGAAGCTAGAAGTGATGTTATTCCCATGGCATATTTAGCGCAGGTTGCACACTATTGTATCGTAACCAATGCAACACAAGCCCATATCGCTGTATTAATCGGCGGACATGATTACCGGGAATATAAATACACAAGAGATACAGAACTTGAAAACACCATCATCGAAGCTGCTTCCGCTTTTTGGAATGCTGTGCAAAATGATTTACCACCGCCTCCTGTAAATCAAAAAGATTTACGCATGATGTTTCCTCGACATAATCCTGAAAAAACTCTTACTATTTCACAAGACGTATCGCCTCATTTTACAAAAATGAATGAGGTCAAACGCAAAATAAAAGAACTACAGGAAATCGAAGAGGAAAGTAAATTTCAAATCATGAAACATATGGAAGATAGTGAGTGCTTAGTCGATGAATCAGGAAAACCATTGGTGACTTGGAAAACAAATAAGAAAGGATCAAGAACATTTTTATTTAAAGGAGATAAAGAGTGAGCGAAATCACGCGAGAAGAATTCGAAGCCACAATTCTAGCAATATTAAATAGAGTGGGAAAAATAGAAGTATGGATACATAACATGTGTGAAATATCTAAAGCGAGAGAATTCCCAGGCTATGAACCTAATATTTATGTAACAGGAGAAGAAAATGAGCACAGCATTAACGGCACTAAATAATGGCATCACTATGTGGGAAGATGCGAATAAGCTTAATGAAATCAGAAAGCTTTTTGCGCCTAAACTTACCGAAATGGAATTTCAATACTTTGTAGGGCTTGGAAAAGCGGCCGGTCTTAATCCTTTTTTAAAAGAGATTTGGTCAGTTAAATATGATGAAAAATCACCCGCACAAGTATTTATCGGTAGAGATGGTTATCGAAAAGCTGCTCAAGCTCACAGTGAATATGATTATCATCAATCCGATGCTGTTTATGAAAATGATGTTTTTGAGGTGCAGGATGGATTAGTAAAACATTCTTATAAGTTGACTGCTCGCGGCGCTTTAATTGGTGCCTATTGCATTGCAAAGCGTCACAAATCATCTCGTCCCATTTATGTATTTGCTGAATTAAAAGAATATTCCACCGGTAAAAGCATTTGGGGCACAAAGCCAGCAACGATGATTAAAAAAGTCGCTGAAAGCCAATGCCTACGCGCATGTTTTCAGGATTTACTCGGAGGAACTTATGGCGAAGAAGAAATGTCAAATGCGCAAATGGAAAATAATAATATGCGTGTGGTTAACGGTGAAACGCAAACGGAAAGACTTAAAAATATGTTAAAATCAGATAGTCAAAATAGCGATAAAATAGTCGAACCTCAAAATAAAGAAAAAATAATTAATGATGTATCAGATGAAAGTAATTACAAACCGGCAACTGATGAACAAATCCTTAGAATTGAGGTTTTAATGAATGAGAAAGAATTTGATGAACAAAAAAAGAAAAATGCCTATGCATATTTTAAGATAGAAAGTTTATCAGAATTAACCCAAGAAAAAGCAGAAAGGTTTTTAATGTTATTGGATAAGAAATAAATGAATATAAAATTGGATAAAAATATGAATGATGAACAAAAAATGAAACTTGCTTTGGATGCCTTTAAAAAAAAGGATATTGAGTATCCCTGTTCTATATGTAAGCATCATATTAGAAATGTAGCATTAACCAATCTATTTATAGGAATTGATAAAATTGAAAATGATCGCGTCATCAATTCCATCCCAATTATTTTAATATCATGCGATAATTGCGGATACATGGATATGTACGATACAAGATTATTATGCGATCTAAAGGAAGATACAAATTAGGAAAATAAAAAGTAACATTAGGATTAATATAAAATGATAAACCGAGTGACCTTATTAGGGAGAGTGGGAAAAAAGGATTATAAGAAAACGAAAAAAGGCGAGATGTTTTGCAACTTATCCATTTCAACAAATCGAAAATACATAGATTCTCACGGAAATGTACGGGAATTAATCAATTGGCATCATGTCTATTTTTTTAATAAATTGGCAGACCTAACCAATAAATATGGAGAGATAGGCGAACTAATTTATATCGAAGGTGAGATAAGCAATAAGAAAATAGATGACCACGGGGAATTTAAATATATCCCAATCATCACCGGCAAAGAAGTGAAGTTTATTTCAAATTATAAAAAAGATGTAGGTGATTGCTCAGCTAATACATATGGGAAGATTAGTGAGCAATCGGATGCATTATCCATGGATGACGATGAAGATTCAATTGGGTTTTGATGGAAATGAACATAATTAATATAATAGAAAATCTTACACCAGCTTTAATAAATGGAATCGTTATTGGGGCGTTTATTTTTTTAGTATATATATTAGTTTTAGTAGATATCAAATCTATATGGAGAAAGGTAATGGATAAAGAAATAGCTTATTCCGGCGTAGCTGATACCACCATAAAAATACCTGATTCTTATCCAATTAATATTTTTATGGATCACGACGTTATTGTTTCCATCTATATTGATTCTAAAGATTCACATTATATTCGTTTTTTTCTAAAAAAAACTGGTAAATGGGTAAAAATTTATTTACCTGATGAAGAATTTACTAAAGGGACGGTATTTGCAAGGTTTGTTTATGAAGACTGAAGAAGAAAAACTAATAGAAAAAGAACAAGCACAAATGTTTTTAGATATGCGCGCTCTATTTCTTGATTTTCAATCATCTGTATATTGCGATAATTTCGATGATAGAAAATATTTACTAGAAAAAGGAAAGGAAATTTATTTTTCTTGGAAAAATAAGATTGTTGATGAATGGGATAAAGATGTGAAAGTACCTAATTGCACAAGATAATCAAGATATCTTAATCCATTAGTTTGAGGAAAATTTACTCTTTTTCAATCCTAGCTTTCCAAGCTTTGTATTCTTCTTCGTTCATTTTTAAAATGAGACTTTCTATTTCTTTTGTAATTTCTTCATCTGATAAATCATCAGCTTCCCATGAATCACAACCCGAACATGATCCATAATAATAACAAACATGGTAATAAGTCTTAGTAGATTTATCATAAAAAGTGACATCCACGTCTCCAGAATAATCACTCCGTGATTTATCTTCTATAACTTCACAATTTTCTAAATATTTAGGAAGATATCCAGAATATCTGCAATCTAAATATGCGTGTTCTTCTTTCAAAATATTCATAATTTAAATTTCTTTGTTGTGAAATTCATATTTCCCAATTTCAACATTTAGATGCCGTAAATAACGATAGAGCGTAGATTGTGAAATATTGAGTTGGGATGAGATAGTACGAATAGAAAGACTCCCATTAAGATATAATGTTTTAGCTACTTTCGCTTTTTCTTCTGCTCCTCTTGGTAATCCTCTGGGTCGTCCGCCTAATCTGCCGCGTGCTCTTGCCGATTTTAATCCTGCATTGACACGCTCTACTATAATATCTCTTTCTAATTCTCCCATGATGGCAATCATGTGAAACATGGATTTACCAATTGCGGTGCTTGTATCAATTTTTTGGGTAAGACTTACGAAGTCGACGTTTTTTTTTGCCAATACATCTATTATCTGCATAAAGTGACGTAAGCTTCTGGCCAATCTATCGAGCTTCCATACCATCAATGTATCTCCTTCGCGCGCATTGTTCAGTAAATCATCAAGAACCAGACGAGCCGTCTTAGCCCCACTGGCTATTTCTTGATAGATTTTTTCACAGCCTGCTGCTTCAAGCGCATCGACCTGTAACTGAAGGGACTGGTCGCGGGTAGAGATTCGAGCGTAGCCAATCTTCATTAATGTCCTATTCTTATTAAGAAGCCGAGAATTGAAACAGTTGCTACGAAAGAAGCCATCATCATACTTCCTAATCTAATAGTAAGTTTATATTCTAATGTTTTTATATCTCTTTTTAACAAAGCTATATCGCTTTTCGTCGAAACTTGATTATCAATAATATTAGCCAATTCTTCTGCCTGTCCTTCCGATAGAAAATATTTACTAGAAACCTGTCGATCTGTAAATCCTAATTCTTTCATTTTTTTAGCGTAGGCCAATGTATCAAATGCTATTTCGGTCATTTTTTCCTCTTTGTGTTGTCGCTTACCATTAAAATAATATTTATTAAAACTTTGATTTAAAACATCAATTAACAATAACATTATTATGGTTAAATGGGAAATTCTCGTACAGTCGTAAAAGACCTGTTTTATGAAAGCGCCTAATTCCTCTGAATTCGAGGAAATTAGAGTTGTCGACCTCACCGATATGATTTTTTCGCATACCTGAAGTAGTTGATAAATTTATATAACATTATATAATAATGTATGTATCATATAGAGGAGTAAATAATCATGACAATTGCAATTAAGTTATCGCCAGAATTGGAAGAGAGACTTTCGACATTGGCCAAAAATACGCATCGTTCAAAAAGTTATTACGCGCGTACAGCAATTGAACATTATATTGAGGATTTAGAGGACTATTATCTTGCTGTTCAGAAATTAGAAACAAAGGGACGTCTTTATACATTAGAAGAAGTGAAGAAGAACAGTGACTTGGACGATTAAATTTAACGATGATGCGAAAAAACAATTTAAAAAATTAGATAAATCTATTGCGAATAGAATTATTAGATTTATGAGTGAACGTTTGATGGAATCCAAAAATCCAAGAGTTTTCGGTGACGCATTAAAAGGAAGTTTATCAGGTCTATGGAAATATCGTATCGGAAATTATCGTTTATTGTGCCATATAGATGATAATACAGTAACTATTTTAGTGATTTCTGTTGGACATAGAAAAGATATTTATAAATAAGGCACTAATTCACCCGTTTACCTGTTGACGCCTTACCCGTTGACGCCCACCCCATTACCCATATTGGTTCGCCTTTTTCCTTTGATCATCTTCCCGACCTCAGCAATACGATAAAAAAGTTATTCATTTGATGTCTTGTATGTCTTGATGTCTTCTGACAGACAGTCTGTCATATGACAGATAGTGTGACAGGATTCTATTTGTGGTAGGAGGCAGGAAAAAAGTTGTCATAATCCCTGGGGTTATGACAACCCAAAAAAAATTATTTAATTCATTGAGATGTATACTTCAAACTTTTTAAAAACCCCTGCTTTTAGGCTGTCATTGCGAACATGAGGCGCGTGACAATTTCCTGGTTGTAAAATAGTTGTCATCATCCCTCGGCTCGCCAATTTTAGTTTGATTAAATTCTATTCAGCACTCAGCAATTCCGCAGAGTATTTGACTATAGGAGATGTTTAATCATGCTTGATCACTCTAACACCCAACTTGTGTCTTCTGAGCTTCAACAAGACAAAAGCTCTACTTTTTCCACCAATCTCATTCCTGTCCCCCAATGGAACCAATACCACCAGTGGCCTACCCAATCTGGTTTGCGGAACTTGATTTTCCACGCGAAAACCAATGGATTTAACAAGGTTATTCGTCGAATCGGTCGACGCGTTCTCATTGACGAAGCTGCCTTTTTTTCATGGGTACAGAGCCAACAAGAGAGCTAAAAAGTTGACCGAATTCGGTTAACTCGAAACCGAACTCGGCCAGGAACTTTAAAAATCATGATATAATATGGGGGGTGACAATCTGCCCCCCCCTCAATGAGATAATAAAAATGACAACAACGACATTTGATACATTGGCGTATGCCAAAAAGATGAAAGCTGCTGGCTTTACTGACCAACAAGCGGAAGTGCAGGCAGAGGCATTTTTTGAAGTAATTGACGAAAAACTATCTACAAAGAGGGATTTAGAAGTATTAACCTATAAACTTACGATCCGACTAGGAAGCATGCTAGGCGCTGCTGTAGGAATGATTGCTATTTTGATAAAATTCGGACATTAAATAAAAAAGCTATTCCCCCTCGGAGCTAAGAGGAAATAGCTTTCATTCACTTGTACGATTTTTTCGTATGACTTAAGAATAATATTTCACTTCTAAATAGGTACCATTGAAGCTCGCATCTCCCTCAGCATTCAAAGCAGACGCATCTAACGCTTTAAAATAATGCGAAGTTTCGTAACCTACTTCAACGGCCATACACGATTTATCTTTAAACGACTGATTAAAATCAAACCCTAACTTTGCATCCATAGTAGGAACTACGCGATTGGTTGTATGATCCAGTTGAAAATCCTCATTTTGGCGATAAGTACTCTTTATTTTTCCTACTAATAAAGCGGTATTCACATGTGCATCGAAACCAAATCCAGCTCCAAGACAATAACGCGCATCGGCACCCATTCGAGGGCCTATTGCATTAAGGGTGGTTTCAAAGGATTGATAATCTTCGCCCTTTCCACCAACGACATTAAGTCCTAATTCATGACCTAATTCCGTATAACGAACGCCAGCAAATAAACGCATATCTAAACAGTCAAAAACAAGGCGTTGTCCCAATTCGAGATCTAATGTATCTAAGTCACATTCCTTATTGCCTTCAAAGGATATATTGTTACGTGGATCAGCATCGCTGTTAGAATTGCTCGTATTAAAATAGATATAGTGCAATGTCACATCATTGGCCGTATTTTCAAATAAGTAACCGGCTTGTAAATGATATCCAAAATCATATTCATCGCTCACCATCGGGGTGACGGAATTTTCTCGAAGATAGTTCGCATCCACACTCACTTTAAATCCTGCGTGTTGGTTAGGAATATAAACCGTATCATTCGCAAGGACAGCAGTACTTATGCCTAATGCTGCTAATGCAACGGTTAATTGTTTCGTATATCTCATAATGTTATCTCCATTATTAAAATTAGATTCATGAATACTACAGGGCGTACGCTACCAGGAATGGCCAAGAGGGTCAAAATTTAGCCCCTAAGTTATCCACAGATTTTGTGTGTAATCGTGTTTATAAGTAAATAAAAATGCGTTTTTAAAGCCAATTTAAAGTGTTTTTATGCGCTGTATATAAATTATACAACTATAGATGATCAATCAAATTTTGATACGCATGGGTGCATATCATGATCCACGTTAAGAAAATGATCAATTTGATATATTTGGGATGTGGGAACATGACATAAATACAATATATAGGAAATTAACAGTATGACTAGGGAATGGGCCAATGATAATAACAAAGCCAATAGAAGTTTATTGCTACCGCACTTCAACTTTTTTATGAGCGGTTCAATTTTTTGATTGACAATTCCCTTGTCGTCTAACATAACATATAACTCCACCGCTATTTTACCCTATTAAAATAGCGGTCTTATTATTTATAAAATCGCGACTTTTTTGCCTATTTTATGTTTTAATTCCTTACGGAACTCTATTAAAGACTAAGTAGAAATTGGATTTTTTACTTCCTCTTTTTCCAATTTCTGATAGAGTTCTTTCGCTTCTTCAAATCTTCCCGCCAATGCATTGTGTACATTAGTTGCATTATCTAACGCTGCCTTTAATTTTTGATGATTGTCTAAACTATCGGTCAGCGCTTTTGATAACTCTTGAATCCTACTTCCGATACTTTCTTTTAGTACCTGAAGATTTGATTGCTCTTGTTTCATGGATAAATTTCCTTATTTCGTAATAATATAGTTAAACGTACTTGCGCCTGGATCGCCAGAAGAGGTTACTACAAAGGATCCATTACCTGGCACAATTTTTTCAACGGTCACCGCATTAGCTTGTGTATTCCAATTACCAACGACGTTACTGACACTCGTGCAAAAAGCATCACTGATAGTCTGAGCCGCAGCTCCGCCTGCAACAGATGCGCCAGCAACTGATTTCATACGAATAGCACTGGTTGCAACCACAAGACCACCCGTAGATGCGCCAATATCACCCATTGTGTAAATAGTGGATTGACCCATCGTTCCATTGCTAATGGTTGTTGTATTATCTGCGCCCGCATTGACTCCGGCAATGATCAACGATCCATTAGCTGCGGTTCCTGGGAAAGACGTTAAGGTACCGGCATGTCCACTGGAGCCAGCAAAAACACTTCCATTTGCTATATTGACATTACCGATCGTTATATTGACGTTACCGTCCGTTATATTAACGTCGCCATCTGATAGAGTTATATCTCCAACTGTTACAAAAATATTGCCTTCTGCTACCGTCAGATCACTGGTAGATAAAGTAAGTGCAGCGAAGGTAGGCAAACTCGTAGTATCAAGACTTTGCGGAAGTGTTAATGTGACAACGCCTGTTTCTGGGGTGCCATAGGTACCATTGACGAGTACTTGATGTTGCGTACCCGTAAGTGAAGTAACCGTACCGAATGATGTATTTGTTAATGACCACTTACCATCGGAATAAGATACTGAAAACCAATTTACGTTATATGCTGCATTCGGTGAAGTGGCCGTTGTGACTAGGGCCATATCGGCATTTGATAAAGAAATGCCGAAGCGTTCTGTCAGTGTATCGAGATAGCCGGTAGCGGTAACTTCGTCGACGGTATCATTCGTTAAAATGTAAATGATGGCGGGAAAAACACCTGCTTGTCCTACTTGATTAACTTGTACATTTAAAATGGGCATTTTTATACTCCCTTATAAGTTGATTGATTAATTTTCCTTAACTATATTCATAGATGATAACAATACCTGAGCCTCCATTGCCACCTGCTTGTGCAGCACCACCGGTGCTATTCGCAAGAAGTGATCCACTACCGCCAGCCCCCGTATTGGCAGTTGCGCTGTTGCCAGCAATTGAAGCACCACTGGATGTAACAGAAGGTGCTCCATTGCCATAAATACTATTTCCGCCTGCACCCGAAACACCACCGAAAGATCCCGCTGCGCCTGTTGTCCAAAAAGAGGTACCCCCGCCTGTTCCTGTGAGTGCGATATCGCCCGTACCGGCAGTAGCGCCGGCGGCGCCAGATTTAACGCCTGTTGCGGAAACGGACCCTCCCGCAACTCCACCAGTTCCACCATTAGCAGAAATTAATGATCCAATAGAAGTAGCACCTCCATTACCACCAGTGGAAGCGGATGATCCTGTTCCACCTGCCCCAATGCTTACTGTTTGACTGCTGCCTACCGATCCAGCACTAATATATGATTGCGAAAATCCGCCAGATCCTCCGCCACTTCCAACAGAACCTTGCGAACTTCCACTTGCAGCAACCGATCCCCCTCCCGCTGCACCGCCGCCGACACATATTGCTATGATATATGCCATTCCTGTCGTTGGCGTATAAGTTCCGCCGGTTTTAAAAACTTGGACATTGAGTAAACCTGTATTACCTCCACTCGCTGCAATCGTGATAGAACCTGTGCCGTTCGTGATGGAAATACCACTCCCCGCCGTTAGGGTTGCAGCCGTTGGCGTCCCACTCGTGTTACCGATGATAAGTTGTCCATTGGTCATTGCTGCCCATGCGACAACGCCCGAAGAACTTGTAACAAGGCTTGCTGAATCGGTTGGGTTTAATGCAAGAAAGGTTGCAACGCCTGTTCCTAATCCCGATACGCCGGTACTAATAGGCAAACCCGTACAGCTTGTCAATGTACCGCTCGAGGGGGTGCCAAGAGCGGGTGTAGTTAAACTGGCGGAAGTAGAACCTACAAATTCCGCTGTTCCGGTTTGACTTGAAAGACTGGTATTGACTGCATTATTGGTTGCCATATCTCATCCTCTACTAATTATAAGTAATATTACCTTGTGGGCCACCTAATACTGTCCAGGTCGTATTCGCTACCACACACAAAAGTGTTAAAGAATCGTACTGATTAGTGGATGCCAAATAACCACCTGTACCTGTAGTTGTAACGGATGAACCGATATGAATTAATTGCGATGCATTTTGAGCAATTTGCCATCCACCGGCACCCAAACCTTGCATCTGAATAATCGAACCTACCGCGGCCGTTGAAGGAAGCGTTAAGGTTACAAGGCCAGCATTGTTGCTGATGTAGCCTGAGTTAACCGCCATTGCTTGTGTGGTTCCTGTAACGACTGTCCAGTTATTAGCAACATCGGTGGTTGCAATCGTGATAGAACCTGTGCCGTTCGTGATGGAAATACCACTCCCCGCCGTTAATGTTGCAGCGGTTGGTGTCCCGCTCGTGTTACCGATGATAAGTTGCCCATTGGTCATTGCTGCCCATGCGATAACACCGGAAGAATTCGTAACCAATGAGGCCGATGCTGTTGTATTGGCAGCAAGAAATGCTTCAATACCAGTTCCTAACCCAGAAACGCCGGTACTAATAGGCAATCCTGTGCAATTGGTAAGTGTGCCACTGGTTGGTGTTCCTAAAAGAGGCGTCACAAGCGTTGGACTGGTAGATCCTACAAAATTTCCGGCGCCTGTTTGTCCGCTTAAGCTGGTATTAACTGAATTATTAGTTGCCATGTTATCTCCTTATGTGACCGTAATATTCCCTTGAGGTGCAACGACCAGATGCCATTCGGTATTTAAAACCGTACACACCATATAAAGCGCATCGTTTTCATTCGTTGCTGCTAATGAACCGCCAGAACTTGTGGTCTGCGATCCTAAAACAATGGTTTGTCCTACACCACATTGAATAAGCCAACCACCGGCACCTTTTCCAACCACGTTAATTTCATCTCCGACTGCGCTTGCAGCGGGTAACGATAATGTGACTAAACTTGCATTATTAGCAATATAGCCATTATTAGATGCCATCACTTGTGTGGTTCCTGTTACGACATTCCAGGTAAAAGCAGCCGTTCCTGTCGCTGCAATCGTAATACTTGCCGCACCATTGGTAATAGAAATATTGGTACCGGCTGTAATCGTTGCCGCCGTTGGCGTTGCTCCCGTAGATCCTATAATAATTTCACCGTTGGTCATGGAACTACTAAAGCCAGGAACGCCAGATGAGTTTGTGACTAAGGTTGCGCTTGCTGTTCCGGCAGCAATACCTGTGCTTAAAGGAAGTCCGGTACAATTGGTTAGAATACCGCTCGCAGGTGTTCCTAATAAAGGTGCTGTAAAAATAGGCGCATCAAACGTGGGAGAACTCGTGGTATCGATGTCTTGCGGAAGTGTTAGTGTGACGTCACCTGTTTCGGGCGTTCCGCTAGTACCATTTGCAAACACTTGATGCGCCGTTCCGATAATCGCCGTAGTTACACTTGCTGATGTAAAACTAAGTTGTCCTGAACCATTCGTATAAAGAAAAGTATTGGGTGCACCGTCAGAAGTTGGCCAGCGTAAATGATCAAATACCAATGCGCCGGATCCGATGGGTGTAATATCAATATCAATATTGGAATCACTACCGCCAGCCGTGATTAAAACGCCCGTTCCGGTGGATGAATTGGAAAAAAGCGGATAATTAACGGCTAATGCACCCACGGTCTCATAACGAAACAGATAATTGCCGCTACTATCTTTTATACCGGTTCCCGGAAAATCAAATTGAAAGTTTTCAGTGGGAGCACTCGGACGCAAACCGACGGGAATATCGCCAATTTGCATTTCACCGCCGACGGTAAATTGCGAAAATTTTACTTCCATCCTTGGACTCCTTTAAATGAGTTATCCCTTAATTAAGTGTTTCAATTGCATATAATGTCACACTGATATCGGTCGTTGCTGTTGCCGTAAAAAAATGTAATACATCACCTGCTTTGACTTCTCGGATTAATGTACCATTAATCAATTCACTGGTAGTTGCAGCAAACGTATCGCCAGCAGGAACAGCAGCCGTTTGATTTAATGCAACCCATACTTCGGCGGTATATTTTACTTTCATTAAGGCTTTAAATCGTGGTGCACTGCCAGGAATGGTTAAAGTAGTATCGGTCGTTGCAGCAAGCGTTGAACT